GACCGCCAACAACATCATATGGATAAACTGGAGGTAAGTAAAGTTTAAAAACTCTCGCCATTAAACTAAACTCACGTTTCATAGAAGCGTACAATCTTTTATGAATCGCTGACATTGTTCTAGATCCCCTCTCAAGAAGAGCAACTGTTGTACCAACTGCTGCTTGTTGATTACCTTCTCCTACTTGCATATCTGCGATTGATGCAAATCTTTGTCCAGCACCTACAACAACACTCATCAATTGTAATAATGTTGCTGATGGTTCTTTAAATGGTAACGGCATAAATGCGTCTCGTAAATTACCACCGGGTGCATCGACATCTCTAAACTCCCCCGGTTGAATTGGTTGTGCTTCGTCTCGCATCTTGATCCCACGCATCTTGAATCCTGCTGGTAAATTAGACAGGGTTCCGGCGTCAAGTAAAGATCTTAATGCTGCAGTTGCTGATCTTGATAATCCACCAATCATATGTATCAAACCAAAACCATAAAAACCTAAACCCGGTAAAAATTTAAAGTGTACGAAATATTGTATTTTATTTCTTGTTGCATCACCTACTTCATAGTTTCTTCTAATAGATAATACTTCACGTGAACCTTCTTCGATTGTTACAATGTATGGAAGTTTAATTCCTGTTGGCTCACCTTGTGTATCCATATCTTCAAAACCTTCTATGTCAAGAGTTGCATGGCACTCTAAAAGTGTAAACATCCTTTGATCTCTACCTTTACTCATGCCACCTAACTCTCGCTCTTTTTTTTCTGACTCTGTTTCATTTGGTTGACCTGGAGTTAACTCTATATCTCTATAGAAACCACCAACCTGTTGTTTTCGAAGTTCGTTCTCTGACATTTTAACAACATGAATAATTGTTTCCGCATCGTCTAATGAGGTAGCCGTGTACGGAACAACTAAGTCATCAGCAGGAACAAACTTAGATACTGTTCTCTGCATAATTTCATCGTAGTAAACTTTTTTAAATGTAGATCCTGTAAGTGGTAAATAAAATAACATCTGATCAAACTCAGATTCATATTCTTTCATCTCACCCATGATCTGGTAATTCATAAATTCTTTAACTCTCATTGACTGAGCTTCTTTGTCTGGAGTTGGTGTACCAATAATTTGAGTTCTAACTGGACCACTTGATGGTAATAATTCTTTGTAAGCTAAAGATTGAAACTGTGTTACAGCTTCTGCTAATACTGGGTGAACTGCACCAGATGCACCTTTGAATGGTTCTGTGTTATCTTCATATTTAAATCCTAAAAGATCTAAACCTTTTGTGTAAGAGTTTTCCCAATCTTTTCTTGATGCTTTGTAGTCTTGATAATTTTCATATAAACTATGACCTATTGGAGATAATACTTCTTCAGGTAGTAACTCTGCAAGATTTGCAAAATGATCTTCACCTTGTTCTTGACTACCTATTGATGGGTCAAAGTTTATATCAACACTGCCATCTTCATTTGGTTGAATGTCGATTGGTTGATCTGGTTGTTGTTCTTCTTGTAATTCTACCTGTACTTCTTCAGGACTAGGAACGTTTATTGTTTGCTTTACGTTTGGTAAAGACTTGTCTATTTCTGCCATTTATTTTCTCCAGTTTCACTGTCTTAACAGTATTATAGTTAATATTCAACCCTTGAGGCATTGGTCCAGATTTAGGTGGTGGGCCTGATTTTTTACCAATCATATCTTATAATCCTCTGTGTATTCCTGCATACCTATGTCATCTAATCCGACTTCTTCAAAATCATCTGTCATCTGTGCTAAATCTTTTGCTCGCTCTTGTGCAGCAAATTCTGGGTCAGTTCTTCTTTTATAACTATCAATTGCTACATCTGCATCTCCAGCATCAAAAGCTTTAGCTTGATCCGCAATAGATAATTCTATACCCATGTCATCTGCTTTTGCTCTTGCCGACAAAACAGCAGCAGGTCCCATAGCATAACCTATAGGTTTCACAACTTTACCAACACCTTTTAAAACTTTACCTGTTCCAGACATTATTTTTCTAAAATCAATTTGTTTTTTTCTTGCTATTTCTCTTGCTCTTTTTAATTCTTCAGGATTCATATCTTTAACAGGTTTATCTATAAGATCAGCGTCTTGTTGAATTAAAACTGGATCTTTATCAGGAAGAATTGTTTTGGTGTCATCTTTTCCAAAAAAATATTCTTTTTGATTTATTGGATCTTTAACTCTAAACTCAGAATATCCTGCAATAGGTCCTTTAACTATTTTACCATCTTTTTTTATATAACCAGAGGCTAATGCCATACCTTCAGTGTTTAAATCATTTATTCTTTGAACATAATTTTTAGGTTTTGCTTTAATTAATCTATCTACTTCTTTTTCAATTATTTTTATTCGTTTATCATTTTGAGATCCACTAGAGTTTAAAACTTTTTCTAAGTAAGCTAAATTATTTAATTTAACCATTCTGTTTTTAGAAGCGACGTGCTGTAAACTTGCTCCTTTAGTTCCCTGAACTCCTTCAGCTGCTTCAAAAGTTGGGTTTGTTATTTTTCTCATGTCTTCCATTCTAATCGCATTGGCATTTGCTTTTGGAGATGTTTTAATAACATTACCTTTATTTTTAAAATCATTAAGTAATGTTCCATTTATACTAGTAACAATTTTATTTGCAGTTTTAGGATTTATATTAGGAAAATATTTTTTTACAAAAGTTGCATTAGGCACTCTTTCTTTTGCAGATAAATAAAAACCACCATCTTGATGTTTAAGTATCTGTTTTTTAAAATCTTTCATGTAAGATTTTTGTTTTGCAGGTGATAAAGATTTAAACTGATTTTTATAAAAATTTATTCTTGATAAAGATTTAGTAACATTTGATCTAAACTCTTCGGGACTTAGTTTGACACCATCTCTAAACTCACTTACATTTAGTTCTTTAGCTAACTTTCTAATCTCTTCCATGCTATAAACTTTATCAAAAGTTCCAGCAGTAGTTCTAGGTTGAGTTCCTGTTGCCAACATCTGTCTAGGCTCTGGTCGCATCAAATACGCCATCATCTCGTTGTATTCGTGTATCTTCATTATACCTTTAATATATCAGCTAGCCCGCCGCTTGCCGCTTGAACCCTGCCGCCTGTTGCTCTAGAATCTCTAGCTGCGTCTAGTAAAGAATCATATTCATCATCAGTAAGTTGATCTAGATTTTTACCAAATAACATTTGAGCTAAGTCATTTAATGAATCCATAACATCGGGTGCTGATGCTATCATACTTTTGTCAGGCAACACGGGGCCTTCAGGTTTTGGACCAAAAGGATTTATTGGATCTTCATCGCTTGGTAATACTGGGCCTTTACCCATAGCATAACTTGTTCTTGTTAAACCACCTTTTGCATTTGGTTTTCTAAATGTTGGATCAAAGTCTTCTAACATTTCTTTTTCTTTTGCATCTTTTTTTACCATCTCTAATAACTCATCATCTGTTAATCCTTTTTGTGGGTTAGTAGGTATCTCAATATCGAACAAACCTTCTATCTCTAACATTTGATCCATGTCTTTCATACCACCACCTCTTGAATCTATCTCAATCATTTCTTCAGCAAGGTTATTTACATCAGATATAGCCTCACCAAAAGTATCTGTGAATACATCTATTGGATCTTTACCTTTACCAATCTCAATTCCTTTTTTATCTAAAATTCTTCTAACGAGTGCTCTCGTGATTCCGATCGCCGGGTCTAAAGATCCACCTGGTCTTCTTGGATTTAATATCTGTTCAAGGTCACCCATAGGGTCATCATCTGAAAGTCTCATCTCTTCAACTTTTTTATCAAGTCTATTCATCAATGGACTACTATCTTCAAGAGTTTCGATACCTTCAGCTTTCTTTGCACCTTCTTTGACCATCGGAACAACTGTGCCTTCTTTTTTACCAGGTTTACCAACCACTGGTTTTTTAATTTTATTAAAAATATTTTGAATTTGTTTTTTAAGTAGTGGAGTTAATTCACCAAACTCTTGTTTAGCAAATTTATATGCGTCTTCTATTTTAATTCCTTTTGTTCTAGCTAGTCTATTTAAAGCTAATAAAAATCTTGCAATTGCACCCATAATTTTTTACCAATAATACTTATAGTTTTTTTTAGGTAGTTTTTCATCTTGATAATCTTCAGGATGTCCTATTAAACCACCTTGTCTAAATCTCATAACAGCTTGAGTTGTACTGTCAACTAAGTCATCATGGTCTCCATATGGAAACGCAGCACACTCTTCAACAACTTCTTGAGCGAACTGTTTACTTAAAGGAGCCCATATACTACCAGATTCAAACAGAGGTGCAACAGAATTAACACGAGTATGTTTGTCATTTCCTCTTGATGGTGTGAAGTTTACAACAGGTATACCCATATTTCTTAACTCATAGGTTAGTGGTAATCCTGATGCTTTAGACTCAATCAATACAGTTTCTGGTTGCCAGTAATCATATTGTTCTTTTGCAACACGACGTAATTCTGGAAACTCGTATCGATCTTTCATTGCATCAAGTAATATTAATTGTGGTGGTCCTTCTTCATGCTCTCGAAAAATACCCCAAGTTGTTATTGCACTATAATCAGCTGTCTCCTTTTTCATAAATGCTGTATCGTATGATTGTATCACATGATCTAATGATGGTATGTAATCTTTATCCCAATCTTTCCACCACTCTCTTTTTAAAATCGCACCTTCTTCAGACGTTGGGTTTTGCATCCACTGTGCATTCCATTTGCCGAGTGATAATGATGCCTTCACTGATTCCAGTTCGTCGATCTTCCAGTACTCCGGCCATACAGGTTTACCACTCGGCATTATTGCCGGAAACTCTACCACGTCCCATTGATCTGACTTGGGCTCTGTTTGGTTCTTTATAAGAATTCCTGTAAGGTCCTTTACATTCCAACGTGTCATAACACAAACGATTTTACCGCCTGGTTGTAAACGTTGTCTTGGACCGGATGTGTACCACTCGTACGCTCGTTCTAAAGCTGTTAAGTTCATAGCGTCTTGTTCCGAGTGTGGATCATCGATGATTAATAAATCAGCACCTCGACCTGTGATTGCTCCACCGACTCCGGCAGCAAAGTACTCGCCACCTTGAGCAGTTTCCCAGCGACCAGCGGCCTGGCTGTCTTCTCTTAGTCTTGTTTTAAATATCTGTTGATATTCTGGAGAGTCAATTAGTGTTTTAGCTTTACGACCAAAACGTACTGCAAGTTCTCCTGTGTGGGTAGTTTGTATTATTTTTAGCTTTGGACTTTTCCCAATCATCCAAGCTGGTAATAGTGTAGATGCAAACTCCGACTTTGTATGTCTTGGTGGCATATTCACAATTAATCTTTTTATTTCACCTGATGCTAACTTATTAAATTTATCTGCAATTGTTTTGTGGTGTGCACCTTCAATAAATTCAGGCCATATAGTTTTTACAAATGCAAGGAAGTCATTCTGTGCAAGTTCTTTCTTATCTTCTTCTTTGTATTTTACTAATATTTTTTTAAATCTATCTCGAACGTCAGGTGGTAATTTATTTATTTTATCTAAGTCTATTTGCATTTGAAAAATTTTTTGTAAAATTTTTTTACATGTTGATTTTTAAGTCTAAATGAATTTATAGGTATTAACCATGAAAATCAAGCTATATAACCCCAGGTTGTGGGACCCCTGTTACATGTACTAATTAATAATTAAAAAGATTTCGGATTTTGGAATTGGCTTGGTACCTCTATCAGGTAACCCCTGGCCCGTTAGGGCCAGGGAGAGAGAGTTAATCTAGTAATGTCATGTATGCTTTAGCATTCATTCTACTAAATTTAGATAAACCTTTTTGCATAGTCTTATAGTCCTCATCTAATTCAGCCTCTTTGATTTGGATATATAACTTGTGCTCTTCTGGTGTTAACATTTCTGATTGACCAGAATAAGGATTAGTTGCTTTTATATTTCTTTCTGTCATGTCCTTGAACATATAGGATAAGTCTAACATTGTCAACCCACTTTCTTTTCAATGTTCCATTGATTATAATACCTTGATGAGTCTTTTACTGGATCCTTGATTGGTGTTTCTAGTGGCTCTCGTCTTGGCGCTAGTGCGATCATACCTTGTATATTCTTTTCAACAAATTCCATTAAACAAGATTGATTACAAAAGTAATTACACCAATGTCTAAACCAATAACCCTCAACAGGGTGGGTGTATTTTACTTTCATTGTTCTTAATACTTTGTTTCCTTTACTGCCTCTCACTCTTGATTGTGTTGTGTGGGTATGGCAGTTCGGACCATGGCACCAATTAAATGTCATATCTTGGCAACCCCCCAAATATCATAACCACACTTAAAAATAATAGTAATACTGAAACAATTAAATGTGATGTATGGAATGCAATAATTAAACTTACTTGTGCCATGATTACACCTAATAACATTAATAGTAATTTCATTAGTGCCTCACTTTCCAACTTGTAGTCGCAGTTCTATAACCATGACTGTCTAAATCATAATAAACATAATAAGGGACACCTTGTTTTGATGTACCATATCTGCTTTTATCGTCATGTTTGCCTTGTCTTGTTATGTGCTTTTTGTGCTTATTAGCCCAATAAGTTATGTAAAATGTTTTAGTCATATGTATTTCTCTCTTTCTGGGGACTATCTTATAGGATAGTCCCATAATTGTCAATAGCTTAATTTACACTTTCTGCATTATTATTTTCGTATAATAACCTCGCTTTTATCTTATCTGCTCTTGATTGATTTTTGTTCTTCATTCCCTTAATTCTTTCTGCAAGATTTTTAGGGTTATAGATTACAAGTCCTGTACTATTAGTTCTGATTATTTCTGCGTCAGTAATATTTAAACCAAGTTCAGTACAAAGTTCCAATGCCTCGTCTAAATATTTATAACCTTTTAGACCAACTTTAATTTCTTTCATTTGGTCTAAAACAGATTTAATCCATTTTTGGTGTGCAATAACAAATTGACCTTTTGCCTGTTTCCATTGAATTAAAAAGTTAAATTCTAACTCGGAACATTTGATAGACCTATCTCTACAATAATCTCTACCAATTAAATCTAATTGGTATTTCTCATTCCATTGTTTGCCATAACCCTTATCATCATTACCAAGATACTTATTGTTATTGTCAGTATATTTTGTTTTGTGTGGGTTGTTATCTTTGCCCTCTTGTTCAATCAAAATATCTGGGTTGCAATCATCTTGTGCTTTTAGTTCATCACGAAACAAAGCATAACCATATTCATTATCATTTGAATAA